GGCCCCTAGGGGCCTCCCGTGCTGGACGACACACCCTTCACGCAGTGCATGAAGCCTTCGTCTACCAGAACCCGATTGGAGCTTGTCTCAGATGTCAACCATACGCACTCGCGAGACTGCTTTGCGCAGCTCGGAGAGCGTTGTGGGGTATCGCAGCTCTGCATATCCATATTTGGATTATGAGCAGCGGTTCCCTATGAGGCTGACAGGGACTCAGGTGACTGAGTCCGAAGGACATCCCGGCCCTTACAAGGGTGGGGATGGGGATTCGGGGGGTGAGTTCTTCACCCAGAAGTCGTCCTATTGGGACAACTGTAGGCGGGTGAGTATCGAGGTTCCCTTCGGGAGTGGTTATTACTACTTCCGCGGTACTCTCTTTCCCTACACCTACCTGGAGAACAACGACACTAGCGTGTTTCCGGACGCTATCTACTCGAGTAATTCCGAGTTGGACGCAGCCGGGACGACCGCGATCTCTCGTGTTCTCCCCACGAATCCAGTAGCCGGTCTTGCTACGGCCCTCGGTGAACTTCGCGAGGGCTTTCCCAAGATCGTCGGGTCCGATCTGTTCAAGGTGTCTGGCAAACCACTCTCTAAAAGAGCAGGTAGCGAGTACCTCAATTATCAGTTCGGTTGGGCCCCGATGGTCTCCGACTTCAAGAAGTGGCTTAAAGCCCTTCAAGACTCTGACAAGATCTGGAAACAGTTCCAGAGAGACGCTTCGCGTCTAGTCAGGAGACGTTACTACTTTCCTGAGACTACAGAGGTGGTGCTTGACGACGCCGTCGCAAACCAACCCATTGGGTTCGGTCCGACAGTCGCCTACCTCTGGCAAGGGGGGTATCCTTCAGCCCAGAGCACGCTCTACCGCCATGTGGAGGTGAAGCGTCGCCGCTGGTTCTCTGGCGCGTTCGTTTATTATCTGGACGTTAATTCGCCCAGTGCGACCGCGTTTGAGCGTGATCTTCAACGCCTGCAAAAGCTGTATGGCGTAAAGATCACACCAGAGGTTATCTGGAACCTGACCCCTTGGAGCTGGGCCGCTGACTGGTTTGGCAATACTGGAGATTTACTCCACAATGTCAGCCAGTTCGCACAAGATGGCCTTGTCATGCCGTACGGGTACATGATGGAAACAACCACCGTGACTGCCACGTACAGCATGAGGGACGTGGCCCTTCAGGGCCACACTATCCCTGACATTACGCAGGTCTTCACTACTACAGTGAAGCGCAGGCGTCGTGCCACACCTTTCGGTTTTGGGCTGGAGTTCGACTCGTTCAGTCAATTCCAGCTGTCCATCATCGCTGCGCTAGGTTTGTCCAAACGCCGATGATGGCAACTTCAGTAAGCCACTGCGACCGCAGCTATTAACGCTGCAAAAGAAAGGAGCGATTGCCATGTCTTTCGCTGATCCGCAGAGCATCACGGTGAATTCCGTTGCTCAGTCCATGCCGCGGACTGGATCCGGTTTGAATACCGGCCAGTTCACGCAGGACGACGGGACCAACGCTCTCACGATCTCCCACCAGTACGGCAAGCGAACCCGCCGTGCGATGAAGTTCGTGGACAGCAAGATCGCCGCCAACCCGTTCGACACGGCACGGAACGAGAAAGTCTCCATGTCGGTCACACTGGTCGTCGACGTTCCGCCCCAGGGGTACACCATCACCGAACAGAAGTACATCGTGGACGGGCTTATCGCCTATCTCACGGCGTCCTCCGGCTCGAAGGTGACACAGCTCCTGGGTGGCGAGAGCTAACCGTCTCTCGCTATCTCGGGTTGGCAACATGGCTTGGGAACTACTACCTCTTTAAGGAGGAGAGTTGAAAAGCCTAATGTTGCTCTGGCAAATGACCGCCGAAGAAGTTGGCGGTTGGTGTCAAACCAGCACTGATCGTGACTTCAAAACAGTCACTGATCGAGTTGCACACGAGGGGTTTTCGTTTTTAACGATCACCCTTCCACAGTTCTGCAAAGACCTCCAAAAAGGTCTTGAACAGGGCTATGTGGACTCTACTCTCTTCGCTGGTTTCAGGCGGAGAGCAGGTCTCCCGATTTTTCTCTCGGGTTTCCTTAGTCGTGTGTTCTCCAAAGACGGTGTCCTATTGCCTGATCCGCACGTTGACTCAATTCAAGCGGTTCGGCAGCTTACGCTGCTGTTCAGCAAGATAGAGTTGCCGTGCACTCCTGCGCGTGTAAAAAACGCTTACCAGGAGTTCATGCAATGTGAGCAGGATGTTCGAGTTCATGACCAGTTGATGACGGAAGCCGTGCGGTCCGATTTTCGGCGCATAGCAACCCTCTTATTTGCTGGTCTGTTCTCGTCGATTGACAAAGAAGTCTACGACGGGAATCTCGTCCCACGCCACGGTCCTGGTGCAACTGCTGACCGCCTAAAAGGCAACCAGAAGTTCAACCAGAGGGATTGGCCTCAAAGGCTGGAGAATCTGTTTCCAGCCACCGAGTTCCTTTACCCGTCCTACTCCTTTTGGAAGGACGCCCAGCGTGTTAACATCCTCGAACCCGGCGCCGAGATGCCCGTTAGGGTCATCACGGTTCCTAAGACGCTCAAGACTCCTAGGATCATCGCCATCGAGCCCACTGCCATGCAATATGTGCAGCAGGCTCTACTGGAAAAGATCGTTGGAGGCGTTCGAGAGGACTTTCTTCTCTACCGCTTCGTCGGATTTGATGACCAGATCAGTAATCAGGTCATGGCTCAGAGAGGGTCCTTGCATGGCGATCTCGCCACGCTTGACCTTTCACAAGCATCCGATCGAGTCTCGAATCAGCATGTACGTGACT